TATATTCGCCAGCACCGGCAGCAGACTTAGCATTCATAAGATCATTGATTGCCATTAGTACCTTACCTTGTGGAGAATTAAGTGGTGCTACAATTTCTGCACCATGCAACATAGCTAATCCACCAGAAGCTGGAGCATTTACTATTCCACCTTTATTTAATCCTTCAAGTTCCGACAATGCTTCTTGTAATTCTGTTACACGGTTTTCTCTAGAAAGAACATTAGCAGCACCATAGCGCATATCGCCTTCAGCTATTTGAGCTTGGTGTTCAGCAATTTCATTTTGAATTTCTGCCTTTTGTTCTTCAATAGAATCTGGCTGTAGAAAATCCGGAAGCATTCCGGTTATTGATTTCTTAATATCTTCAAACGATGGTAAGAAATCAAATAGATCTGTAAAGAACGATTTTACTTTCTCAATAGTAGAATCAAATAGTTGTTGGATTACACCTTTATCGTCTTCTTTAGAAGACCATGTAAACATATCAGTAAACCACTTTTTAGTCGCGGTCCATTTACCTGAAATAAAGTCAGTAAGGTTTGTCCAACCAGCCGCTATTCCATCAGAAGCCCACGTGAATAGTCCTGTAAACCAAGTATGAACTTCATTCCATTTACTTGATACAAAATCAGTTACATTGGTCCAACCGGCTGCCAATCCATCAGAAGCCCAAGTTAATTTTTCAGTAAACCAAGTTTTTACTTCGGCCCATTTACCTGAAATAAAGTCAGTAAGGTTTGTCCAACCTTGAGAAATTCCTTCAGATGCCCAAGCCCATAAATCAGTAAACCATGTTTTTACTTGAGTCCATTTTCCAGAAATAAAATCCGTGAGGTTAGTCCATCCTGCGGCCAATCCATCTGAAGCCCAAGTAAATAGACCTTTTATCCAAGTTATAGCTTTTTCAACCGGAGTATATAATATATCAATTAGTCCACCTTCACCAACTAGTCCATTCCACGCCTCTTGCAATTTTGCTTTTGGATCTGCGAATAATCCTTGTAACCATGTAATAGTTTTATCAATAGGTGTATAAAGAGTATCATATAAAGAAAATGGTCTGCTAGGATCTCCAAGATTAAATAATCCTTGAACCCAAGCAATTGCTTTATCAATAGGCGCAGTGATAATTCCTAAAAGACCATCAACTCCAAGTAAAGCGACTGCTAGCTTTTCTAACGCGGCAACCGGATCAGTAAAGATTCCTTTTATCCAATCAATTGTCCCCATAACAGTATCTGTTATGGTTTTAGTAATATCAAAATTATTTAATTTTGTTGCTAATTCTTCAAATCCTAATTTAGATAAAACCCAAGCGGATAAGTCCTTAATCCATCTAAGCGGAGCTGTTACAATATCAGTGGCAAAGGTTACCATTGTTTCTGTAATAGAACCAGTTTCATCAAATACATCTTTTGCTGTTTTAAATGCTTCATATATTGCATATACACCTGCAGCAACTAAAGCTCCAATTGCAATGAATGGTGCTGCCGCAATAAGTATTGGTGCTACTGCAGCTGATATAGTACTAAAAAATCCAATCATACTTGGTACAAATGTACCTAACATAAAGAGTCTAAATAATTGTACTCCTCGTATTACTAATTGTATTCCTTTGAATATTCCACCAAATGCTCTAATAATTGTTCCACCAAATAATATTCCAAGAGTTCCAAGAATTCCAGCTACTGCTCCAATATTATCTCCAAGTAGAGCGAATCCTTCAGTGAAGTCTCCTTCAAGGAACATTTTAATAGAGTCAACAATAGCAAATACACCATCAATTGCAGCTTGAACTCCAGCAAATAATGTTTCAGGATCCATAAACAATAATGATAAAGCGCCAAGACCAGCAACTAAACCAGCCGAAGGTTTTAACGCATCTAATTGTTTATCATATGAATCTGCTAATCCATCAATACCAGAAACTATTTTAGATAAAAATTCATTTGCTTCTTCTTGGCGTCTAGCTGCTTCTCTATTTTCTTCTTCAGTTCCAGCTAAATCTTTGAGAGCTTCAAGCTGTTCTTCAGCTAATTCCATTTGTTCAGCAGTAGAAGCAGAGTCTAAAGCCATTTGGATATTAGTTAGTGTTTGCCTTAATTGGGCAGAATTTTCCGTACTGCTTTTTTCTAAAGCCGTAATACTCGCATCTAATTCATTTAAAGAGTCTTTTCGTTTCAGCTCTTTATTTTGCTCCTGAATTGTAGCGGTCAATTGTTCTAATGAACGATCAAGATCTTCTGCCATATTGGTTTATCCAATTTATTATATTATCTTTACTATTTATAATTATACTATTGTGGAATCCAACTAAGCCAACCTGTAGTGATATATTTTGTTGTCGTATTACTAACAACTCCCCGATGGACGTGAGTCCAATCAGCTGGCCAAATAACCGTAAGACCTTTTTTAGCTTTTGTAGTTACTCCTTGATATTTAAATTCAGTTCCTCCATCTGGAACATCATTCAAATATGTCATAAAGACTAATACTCTATTTGTTAGTTCTCTTCCACTTCTTTCATAATGCCATCTAAAAAAACCCTCACCTGGTTCATACTTTTGAATATTAGTTCTTTCAACAAACCCATATTCGTCTAATCCGTCTTGTAGGTGAGGACTATAATATTCAATATACTCATTGATAATAGCCGTTAGCTCATCTCTATATTCAGGTTCTTCATTTATCATAAAGCTTGAATCTGTAGATATTTTAACATCTTCTTGGATTCTTCCACCAGCCATACCAGCGGATCTAGTCGGATCTTTATAAAACCGATCAATTATACTATCACATACGCTGTGACTTATTTGTCCTATTCCAATAAAAGAAGAATTTTGTTTTGCTTCAACTATCATCATCTACCTTTATTCCTTTGTTTTATTCTTTCATTTTCTTCTTGAATATACTGATTTAATAACATTACATATATTTCTCTCTCCCACGGTATCATAGAGTCGAGCTCGGTTAGAGAATATTTGTGATGTTGCATTAAAGCAAAGTTAGTCTTATAATAGTTCTCTAATGAGTCATGTGAGAGAGCTACTAGAAAAAATTCGTCAGACCCTCCAAGGTCTGAGTATTTTTTGCTTTACAACTTGCACAATTAAATTTTACTTCATGCCGTAGTCTTGGCATATCTTCAAAATATTCAGAAATCTTTTTAAATTGAGATGATGTTAGTGAATCTAAAAAGCTAGTGACGTCTTCAGCTTTTTCGTCTTCAGTAGGATATACATTTTCTGCATCGTAAATAGATTCAATTGCACTCGCCACTGCTGCCATAGTTACTTCACGGTCGTTATTATCTTGTTTTCCAAGTTGTCTTTGAATTCCTTTTACTGTTGGGTATTTTAATACAACACCAACAGTATCAGTTAAAGCAACTTTAGCACTCTTCTTTACTTCTCCTTGAACTTCAACTTCGTCAATATTAATTTCTACTTCATTCTTGTGATCGCATGAAGAGCATTTTAATCCAACCTTAGTTGTTTCACCCACAGATTTTCCGCGGATCTTAAGGAAGACATATTCTAAATCAAACATAGCAAGGCTATCTGCTTGAATTTTGCCTTCGGTACAACCAGCAATCACATCACGTAAAGCGCGAATCATTTGCTGCTGGTCTTTTGTTTCCATAGCCATCATTAAGATTTTTTCTTCTTTAACGAGGTATGGTCTATATTCAACTGTTTCACCTGAGCTTGGTACCTTAAGTTCATATTTTGGTGAGTCAATTCTAGGTAAAGCCATTATATACTCCTATAATATTATCCAAAAAGTCCGCCTATACCGGACGATATTCTGCTTGCCACTTTATTTATGCCACCAGCTATTGTTCCACCAATTTGAGCTGCTGGCCTATTTAATACACTACCGATAGCACCGGTAATTGATCCTGTTACATTATTTATTATGCCATTTATACCACCAGTAATAGTTCCCACAATTTGATTGAATCCACCTGTAATTGAATTTGTCACTGTATTAATTGCTGATGTAATTGGTCTTGTTACTGAAGTAATAACTTCTTTAATAGATCCTGTAATATTATTTTGAATAGAATCTAATGCACCATTTAGTGAACCTTGTAAAGCACCTTTTAAGTCACTTAAAGAACTGAAGTTCAGCTGATTGCTAAGATCACCAAACGGATTAAATGGAAGAGATGAAATAGCTCCAGGTATTGTTAATGCTGAATTGAAATCAGCAATAGAAGATATTGTTTCAAAATTATTTGATTTTGTTGTATAATCTTCGTACGTTAGTGTTACTGTTAATCTCATAAGTTCATTTTCACTACCATTATTTAATTCAATAGCATTAATCGTAATAGGATAAGCTTTGGTCAATGTGACCTGATGTACTTCGTTGTGATTTAAATTTAATACCGAAATAACTACATCTTGAGCATAGTTATCTCTATACCCTACTTTGTCATTACTATCGCTTATAACTGAGTTCATCCAAGCTTCCCAGAGCTTTTTAATATAAAAATCATTTGTAACATAGAACGTTAACGTAATATCATCGTTAATATAGCCATATGGTCTTTTAATTGAATGTCTAGTCATTCCATGCTCAAATGTAGAAATTGATCTCCCTGGAAGTTGCGCAGATTCGCATAAAGCACTGATAAGCACTGGATCAGGAGTAATCGAAGATGGCCCGTTGAATGTAACAGCAAAGAAATTGGTGCGGGCAAATCCACCCTGATTACCAACTACTGCTTTCATATCATCAATAGGATTTGTAAATGGCATAGCTTATCCCCTTGCTCGAGCCGCTTGTCTGGAATCTTTCCATACCGCAGTTTTTGTAGATTTTCTAAATTGTTCTGTTGGTAGAAATAAAGCCATTTCCCAAGCTGGAGCTTCAACCATTGCTACTCTTCCTTCAATTTGAGAATACAGATAATGTTTATAGCAGGGCTTAAAAAATCTCATTTTACTTGCGGATTTTAATAAATCATATGTTAATTTAAATCTTGTTGACTCATCATATCTTTTATTATTTGTGAGATCTACTAATGAATCAAATAACCTAGCTCTTAAAGCTGGTGGAAGATAGTGAAGATTTAATCCATGAAATCCGCCAGGAACTGGTTGAACCATTATTGTAAGTGGAAACAAATCATAATAAGGTAATGTGTCTTCATGTTTTGGATTATAAAAATACATATACATTGAACCAACACGAGCTCTATTTCTTTTTTCTAGAGCTGGATCTTTCAATAATTTTCTACGATTAACATTTCTATTATTTCTTACTTCATCTCTAAACCAACGGCGAGAAGCATCAGTGCGCGGAGTAATACCAGCACGAAATGCTTTTGCAGCTAGATCTGTGAAAAATGATTCGGCCATATTTTCTACTTCTTAAGTTTATAATACTATTTATATTAGCCAGTAAGAAGTTTCATTCCCAATTGTTTTAGAGTGTCCTCGGTCCAGATTTCAAAGTGCCATCCACGATCTTTTGCGTATTTGCTTGCGGCTTTCCATTTTGCTTCATTCTTTACAAAAGTAAATACTTCATTTAAATATTTTTTTGTTTGCCTTGAAGGTTTCTTTGGAGGAACTGTTTGAGACTTTGGTTTGATTTCAACCAAAACTGTACGGCCGTTTCTAAATTTTATTTTTAGGTCAATAAAGTACCTATGAGCTCTTTTATCAGTTGGACAAACGTAGGGCACTACAGTTTCTTCTGATGACCAACCTAGTACGTCATCTCGATCTTCACACCACCTAAAAGCTTGCCTTTCCCAAAGAGAACGATATGTTACCTTTGCGGGATCACCAAGATACTTTTTTGGTTTTTTAATTCTATATTTGCCCTTATAAGTCTTCGCCATTTGCCTTATAAATAATCATAACTACTCTTAACTATTTATATTGAGGATTAGATGGCAACTTCCGTTCTTATATTTCCCAGCAATTTATTGACATCAGAATCAAATTATGTAACGTTTACTGCATATGATAAAGATGGTGGATCACTTGGTCATTGTGCATTATATATGCCGCCAGGTGTTTCGTTTTCAGATGGGGCTGGATATTCTACATTCGATATGGGACCACTTGGTTCTGATATAGCTGCTGGTATTTCTGGTGGAATTGGAACAGATGCTGTAAAAACTGTTTTAGATAGTGCAACGGCGGCGGCAAATTCAAATGCAGATCTTAGAACTATTATGGCAGGTAAGATGATTCAAAATGCTGCAATGGTTCCAGGCGCAGATAAAGTTTCTGATATATATCAAAAATCAAAATCAATTGCTGTAAATCCTAATACAACTACAGCTTTTCAAAATATGAATATTCGTTCTTTTGTATTCAACTTTAAATTAGTTCCAGATAGACAAGAAGATTCTGCAAGAATTAAAAAAATTCAAAACTTTTTTAGAGAGCTTATGTATGCTGATACCGCAGGACAAGGTTACTTATTAAGTTATCCCGCAAAATGGTCTGTTAAATTTAAAAATAGTGCTAATAAAGAAAATCCGTATTATCCAAAGATTTTTGAAAGCTATTTAACAAATTTTCAAACTTCATATAATGCTTCTGGACATTTACATCACCAAGATGATGCGCCAACAGAAGTTGATATATCATTAACATTCCAAGAAACCAGAGTACTTACTCAGCAAGATATTAGGGGATTATTGTAATGTCAAACTATTTTAAAAACTTTCCGCTTACATCTTATAACTTTAAAGATAATTTAAATTCTAGAAATTTAATTGTTGATATATTTAGAAATGTAAGAGCAGATATAAAGATTGATGATGCATCTTCATACTTACTATATGAGATTCAAGAAAACGAAAGACCTGATCAAATATCACAAAAATTTTATGATACTCCTGAGTATTTTTGGACCTTTTTTATTTTAAATGAACACCTTTGGAAAGGAATGTCTGCTTGGCCAAAAGAATATAATCAACTAATGGAGTTTGCTTCTGAAAAATATACAAAAACTGTAATTACATCTTTTATCAATTCTGGATTTGAAGGTGACAATCATCTTTTAATCAATAAATTCGAAATTGGAGAAGAAGTTGTTGGTCAACAAACTTACCATCGTGGTACTGTTGTGGAAATAGATGCGTATATGAATAGAATAATAATTGAAAATCCCACTGGAGATTTTGCTGCAGATACAACTATACTTGGATTAAATTCTCGGGATGAATTAGTGAGATCAGATGCTTATGACTTTAGTGTAGAAGATCAAATAAATGCTGCTCATCACTATGAAAATATAGACGGCCTTGAATCTCCAAGAGTAATTTTTTCAAAAGGTGAAACTGATTTATTTGAGGTTACTAATCGTGAATACGAAGAAAGACTTAATGATTCAAAACAACAAATAAAAGTTTTGAAAAAAGGATTTATAGAAGATTTTGCAAGGGCTTATAAAAAGTTAATTAATCAATGAAGCAATCAGGTTTACATCCTACTAATTCTACAGGTATTGGTAATCCAGGCGCATTTCGCATGGAAATTAAAATCTTCTCTGCAAATGGAGAAGAAAGAGATATTACTCAACTTGTAGATACATTTGAAATCACTGAATCTATTTTCCAACAAGCTATGATTGGAGAATTTAGAGTTGTTGACGGAGTCAATTTATTTGAGGAATTAAACATTACTGGTAATGAAAGATTATCTGTAATTCTTCGTAAACAGCTTGACGGAGATGGCCAAGCAGAAGATATGCAATCTGATTGGTATATTATTGATATACCTTTATTTGCAAGACCAAAGCCAGATATTCAAGCTTATACTTTACGGTGTGTTTCTGCATTTGGACTCGTTTCTAAAATGCGTAGAGTTAATCACGTAATGAAAGGCCCTCCATCAGATATTATAAAAAGACTATATGAAGAATGCGGAGTTGATGATTTAGATCGAGTACTTGCTGATTATACTGATTTTTTAAGACCTTCTAATAATAAATTTAGATTATTAGTTGGAGATCTTGGATCAACAGGTGTTATGACATATGTTCCAACTAAGCAAACATATTCAGAAGCTATTATGCAAATGTTATCAAAAACGGCTGCACCAAATGGAGCTCCATTCTTTTGTTATGAAACTTTTATAGGTGGAAACTCAGTTCTTAACTCATATAATAATATGATTACAACAGAAGAAGCTGATATTTATACACAATCTTTTTTCTTAACAACTGAAGCTATGACAGAAAGCTCTTTTGAAGAACAAAGATTACGTATTTTAGAAATATCTTCTAACCTTGGATTTTCTCCTTATAAAGGTTTTCGCGATGGTTCATATGTAACACGTACACATATTTTAGATTGGACATCGAAAGCATATCAACTACAAGATTTTAATGCGATGAGAGATGACATTCAAACAATGGATAAAGATCTCGTGATGCATCCTGATTTTTCTGTATCAGGAGTTGATTATACGAATACCCCAGATATTCATAGTTTATATTATGCTGTAAATAGGCAAGCTATGTCAGATCGAGATGAAGTTAATATTCATATGCATATGCCATATGTTGGAGCAAAAAGAAGAGCAATTATATCTAATCTTGGTCAAATTGAGCATATTATAAGAGTTCATGGAGATCCACGATTACTTCCTGGTAGACAAATTGGAATAGTAATTCCAAGAGCTGGGACCGAAGATGGTACTAGAGACGAAATGCTATCTGGTAGATATTTAATCGTTTCTTCAATTCATACTTTTGATAATAATGGCTATCACACAAAGTTAAAACTTGCCCGCGATGGCGTTGATCGCGGTAACTTGAATTATCGTCAAGTTGAAGGAGTAGCAGAAACAAGATATGGTGATGAGGGTTTTGATGTTGCTCCTCAAATTACAAATGTAATTGGCCAAGATCCAAATGGTCCAAGTGGTGGACTACAAAATCAAGGTCCGGTTCCAGTTGAGATAGTTCCTGGTTATGGTCCAGGCGAAGTAGATCCAGCTCTTGCTGCAGCAGTAGCAAACTCAGCCGCGGTTGCTGGAGATACCGCTCAAAGGCAAGCTGAAGCTTCTGGTGGATCTGCAGCAGATGTTACACAAGACGAGACCGGTGCTGCGGTTGGTATTGAAACAAATCCGGGTGACATTGATTCAGGTGAACCACCAACAGTATCGGGAGCAGTTTCAGGAACAGTAGTTCCTGATGATCCATCAGCTACAATTACTGAAGTGATTGATTATGGGCCAGGATATAATATTGTAAGACTTGGAGATGGCCGTGTAGTAAGACGTAGTGGAGCTCGTAATTGGAGAAATAATAATCCAGGAAATATAGAACATGGTGGATTTGCAATAGGTAGAGGATCTCTTAGTGGAGATGATAGATTTGGAATATTCCCTACTTATGAACAAGGCCGTCAAGCTAAATCGGATTTAATTTTTACAACTTCAAAATATAAAGATTTGCCGATTTCTGCAGCTATTGCTAGATATGCTCCTGCATTTGAAAACAATACAGCATCTTATGCGAGACAGGTTATTTCAGCAGCTGCAGTTCCAGCTGATCGTGGTGGACCAGACGCTAAGATGAAAGATTTAAATAAGGCCGAACAAGAAAGAGTTCTAGATGCAATGGAAAAAGTTGAAGGATTCAAAGTTGGCACCGTGATTGAATTAACAGGATATAATTAATGGCTACTTTTAATAATAAAGATGGATTTAAATCTACTGAATTTAACTGGTTTACCGGTGTTGTAGAAGATCGTCACGATCCTCTTTTATTGAATCGCGTAAAAGTTCGTTGTTTTGGCTGGCACACCGAAAATAAAAGAGCTTTACCAACCGAAGATTTACCTTGGGCTTCTGTTCTTATGCCAACAACTTCATCTGGTACTTCAGGTGTTGGTGAAGGTACTCATGGACTTGTTGAAGGTTCATGGGTTATGGGATTCTTTAGAGATGGAAATGACGCTCAGGATCCTGTAATTATGGGAACAATTATGGGTGTTAATGCCGAAGGCGCTGAACCTACTACAGGATTTAATGACCCATATGGAGTTTTTCCGAGAGAAGCTGGTACTGACGCTGGTACTAGAGCTTTAGGACTTGATTCTGAAAGAGTTCGTCCAGTTGGTGCAGGTGAGCCAGAAGATGCTTATGCTCCACAGTATCCATACAATAAAGTTCGCCTTACAGAATCAGGACACATTGTAGAATTTGATGATACTCCTGGTGCTGAAAGAATTAATATTAAGCATCGCACTGGCTCTTTTATTGAATTAAGACCAGATACATCGATGCGTACTCGTTCAAAAGAACGTTTTGACGCCATGACTCAATGGATTGTTACAGTAACTGGAGACGCTACTGTAAATGTTGGTGGTAATATGGCTACCACAGTTCAAGGCAATTCAACAATATCTGTAGGTGGTAACTCATATATTGATACAAAAGGAAATGTAACGTCTAGAACATCTGGCTCTCACTATAGTTATGTTCAAGGTTCAACAATTCTTCAAACAACTGGTAATATTAATGTAAAGACAACAGGTAACTTAACAGTAGATTCTGCTGGTAAAATTGATTTTAGATCTGATGGTCCATTCTCAATTACAGCTCCAAGTATGACAATTGATCTTCAAGAAGATTTGTCTATTGTTGGTACTAATATGGTTACAGATATGTCATCAACAATGGTAACTCAAGTTCCAACATATCAATTAACAACAGATACTATTCGTCAAGATGCTACAACTTCACTTGATCTTCATACAGTAGCATTTACTGCAATGGGTCAAGAAACAATGACACTTGGTACAGATGTTCTTTCAATTGCTGCAGTTACATCTGGAGGTGTTAATGCTGGAGGTTCTTTTGATATTAGCGCTGGAAGTGAATTAACTATTGTAACTTCTGCTATGCAAATAGATGCTGATTCAGAAATGAGTTTAGCTTCGCCAACTATGAATTTAGATGCAGAAGGCACAATGAATATTGCAGGTGGCACAACAAATCTTGGCTCTTCTGGAACTACAAATATTAAATCGTCCCAACTAGAGTTGAATCCTGGTGGTACAATGTCTCCAATCGGTGCCTTCTCTCCAGATGAAGCTCCTGAAACTCCAGATGATCCATTAGTACCAGCGCCAACTATTCCAAATGCTCTTCCTAATGTTTCATTTGACGATCTTGAATCTGCTCCATTTGAAGTGCAAATTGATGAGGCTGATACTGATATTAGCTTTCCAACTCCAAAATACACAGCAATTACTCCAGATGGAACTGCTTCATATTCACAACAAGTATTAAATCTGCAAACAAATGGTAAATATGGTTTGTCAGGATACTCTGGTACTCAATTAAATAGTACAACTTCTGCAGATGTTGAAATTGCGCAAGATGGAAAAGTAATTTACCAAGATGATACAGGATTGACAGTAAAATATGTAAATGCTAGTGCAACACGAAATAAGGAAATTCAATCATCACTTGAAAATATTATTATTCAAGCTGCTAAAAATACTGGTCTTTCAGTTGAAATTTTCTCAGGAGGTATGACTCCACAAAGAAGAACTGGCTCAGATCGCCATTTAAATGGATATGCTGCTGATGTTTGGTTATATACATCTGAAGGCAAAAGACTAAATGTACAATCCCAAGAGTTAAGAGATTGGTGTCAACAAGCTAAAAATGCTGGAGCTACTGCAATTGGTGCTGGGGTTGGTTATATGGGAGCTGTTGGTATTCACTTAGACATATCTGCTGGTAACACTGTTCCAGCTAATTCAGCAAAATATTGGGGTGCTGGAGGTAGAGCCGCAAATGCTCCTCAATGGTTAATTAATATTATGACTGGTTAAAGGAGATTAAAATGCCTGCTATAGTTGTACAAGGTTCAGCTTCAACCGGAGATCCTTGTGGTGCTCCACCAAGAGCTCCATCTTCGTTTAGCGGAGATGTAAATGCTGGAGGAAAGCCAGCTGTAAGACAAGGAGATGCTTATCTTCCGCATGCGTGTCCAGGTTCGCCTCCTCATGGAGCTACTGCATCGGCTGGTTCCTCAACAGTAAATATAAATGGTAAACCTGCTCATAGAAATGGAGATGCAATATCTTGTGGAAGTGTTGGAGCAAATGGAGTTGGCCACGTAAACATCGGTGGATAAGGTATAAATAATACTATGAGTACAGAAATTCTATCAGACGCAAATTCGAACAGAGTCGGGGTAACTGCTAAAGTTATAGCTCGGGTAAAGCCATACACTGATTTAGATTTACGATTTAAGCCACATCCTAATTTTGGTGATGTGGTTCCACTAAAAGATATAGCTGCGATTAAAAATTCTATTCGTAGTATTTTATTAACCGATAAAGGTGAAAAGCCTTTTCAACCAAGTTTTGGTTGTAATATTAAACAGTTTCTTTTTGAACAACCAGATCCAATTACTTTATCTTATTTGGAAGATGAAATAAGAGATTCTATATCTAAATTTGAACCAAGAGTTGTTACTACTAATGTTACTGTTCAAGACAATATTGATGCAAATGCGCTATTTATTTCTGTAAATTGCGTTTTAATATCTAATCAACAACCAATTGATGTTGAATTATTTTTAGAGAGAACTCGATAAATGGCACAAATTAAAAACGTAACTGAACTTGATTTCGATCAAATTAAGACTAATTTGAAAGTTTTTTTAAGTTCTCAAGATAAATTTAATGACTATGATTTTGATGGTGCTGGTTTAAATGTACTATTAGACGTTTTAGCTTATAATACTCAATATAATGCACTTTTAGCTCATATGACTATGAATGAAGTTTTTCTTGATTCTGCTCAAGTTAGATCTAATGTAACCTCAAGAGCAAAATCATTAGGCTATATTCCTAAATCTAGAAAAGCTTCTGAAACAAAATTAAAAGTTACAGTAACTGGATCCAGTGAAACTCCAGTTGTACTTACTATTCCAAAAGGAACAACTTTTACTGGAAATATTGGATCTAATGCTTATACATTTGTGACTAATAATTCCTTTAATGCAACTAAAGCTTCTTTTACAAATCAATATGTTTTTAGTGAAGTTTCAGCATATGAAGGTAAGATTATTAACTTATCATATAGAGTTGATAATAAAGAAGATTTCCAAAAATTTAGAATTGCAGATGAAAACGTTGATACTTCAACTATGGTTGTAAGAGTTAGAGAATCTCTTACTTCAAGTGAGTATACCACATATACACATTATAATAATATATTAGAAGTTAAAAACGATTCTACAGTTTATTTTTTACAAGAAAATTCAGATGGTCAATTTGAATTTTATTTTGGAGATGGTGTAATTGGAAAAAAACCAACGACTGGCCAGATTGTTGAATTAACTTATATTTCGACTAATGGCACAGAAGGAAATGGTGCAAATGCTTTTTCAATAAATTCTGCTATTGGTGGATTAACTTCTATTAATATAGAATTAGCAGATGGCTTTACAAGAACTTCATCTGGCTCTGATAAAGAAACTATTGATTCAATTAAATTTAATGCGCCAAAACTATTTGCTGCACAAGATAGAGCAGTTACTTCAGAAGACTATAGATCAATATTATTAGCAAATTATGCTAATATTGAAGATATTTCGGTTTGGGGTGGAGATCAATCTGTTCCTCCAGTATATGGTAAAGTTTTTATTTCTATTAAGCCATTAGATGGTGATTTTTTAACTGCTAATGCTAAACAACAAATAGAAAGTTTTTTAACTCAAAAAAATGTTGGCTCAGTTACTGCAGAAGTTTTAGATCCGGATTATACGTATTTAAACATTAAAGCCTTTTTTAAATATAACC